GTCTTTGCGTCTTTAGAAAAAAGATAACCTATATCTTCACATAATTGAAAGTTTAATTTTTCAACATCTTGTAAGCTATCGAACCAACTCGCATCAGTCACAATATCGTGCCAAATAATTTTTACTCTTTTATATTTAAACTTTGGTATTCCACCAGCTTTCATACAGATCCTTTATGCTTACTTTGTTGTTAGTGACTTCTAAAATTTTCTTTACCATTTCTGGATCGGGAAACCTTTTAACCTTTGCAGTTAAGCACCACCTCTGTACTGATGTTCCCGGATTTTGTACTCCACGTATACCAAGTTCTAATCCAAAATTATAATAGGATAGACCTTTCTCTTTTCTATATTCTTCAAGTGTCATATTTCCTTTCTTGATTGCTCTGATTTGTATGTATATATAACATATTTAATGCTTTACAAGCAAATAATTATGTGTATAGATAGTGGAAAACTAGGAACTTATGAAAAAAGACGAACAATTAATACAAGACGCATTTTCAATATTCAATGGTGGTAAAGGATTGGACCATTGGTCGTATTCATCTACCTCAACACCTTTTGCTAAAAATTTAATTAGTTATACTTTTTTGCAAGAAGTTAGAAGAAAGTTTTTATTTAGATACAAAGCTAACTTTGGCAACCTTGTAAACAACACAGTACAAAAATTAATTGGAGATGAAGTTTGGAAAACATCTACAATGAAAGAACCAAAATGGGAAAAAGATTTTAATAAAATATTTCAAAATGAGCTTGGTATTATAAATGAAAAACCACCGGTAGATGACAAAGATAAATTTGCCAGAGAACAAATGATTGAGTACGCAATAGATTGTATTAGTGTAACAGAGAAAGTTGTTAAAGACATAGTTAAAGATGACAAACTTGTTTGTGAGTATCACGTTAGAAAAAAAGAAATGACAATGATAAAAGATATTTTAGGTAAAATAGATTATCTTACAGTAAAATTATTTATAGAATTAAAAACAAAACCACCCAATATTAGAAAGGTTAAGAACAAGGAAGAGTGGACAATGAGTACACAAGCATTGCCAACTGAACCTGCAACAGATAACCTTACACAGACTTCGTTCTACTATATGTGTACCAAGAAGATACCTTACTTAATTTATGTTAATGATAAGGAACATATTATTTTTGATGAGACACACGAGTTGATGAAGAAAGACCATCTGGAATATCTTTACTATAAAATGGTTGATAAGATTTTACTTTGGGAACGTATGATTATGTTCTGTAAAGGAAGTCTGTCTGAACTTGCATTAATGTGTGAGCCACCAGACATATATCATCCTTTTTATTATAAGGATTTAGCACCAGAACAAACAAAACTCATAACTAATTTATGGGGAATAAAACAACAACAATAACAAAAAAGGAGAACTATGTCTTGGATGATTTATAAAGGAAAAGTAATTGCAACATACACTTTTATTTACGCACAAAAGTTATGGGGTTTATTACCGGGTTAATAATAAAAACAAATGAAAGGAAAAAATATGAAAAGAAACATATATCAAAAGCTACACGATGCCTGTTTAACTGCAGGGTCTGTAAAGAAAGGTGCGAAAGCTAATGGGATGCACTTCAATCCCCTTTTGCACGACAAAGTTCAAGAGGTAGCAACACAAGCCTTGTTAGACAATGGTTTGTATGCGACTTGTAATTACCTAACAGAGATTGTGCCAAACATAAAACAAGTTATGGTCGTATGTACTATGCGAGTTTATGATGTTGACGATCCAACACAACATATACTTGTTGATGGATGTTCAGCATTTGGCAATCTTGATAAATTTGGAACCGGCAATGCTATGTCGTACTCACGAAAGTATGCGTTCCTAAATTTATTAAATCTTAAAACAGGTATCAAAGATGAGGATGGTTATGAACCATTACCATTTGAAGAAGATTCACAAGAGAGGTCTGTTATAACTACAAGACCAGAAACAATAACAACTCTTGGCGAAGAACCTACATATTTAGATGATACTATAGATGTAGAAGATATAAAGAATGAGATTAAGTCAGCTAAAAATTTAAAAGAGTTTAATATTTTAGCAGAGAAGTATTCTAATCACATTCAATATCTAATAAAAAACAACACTAAAGTTTATCAACAAATAAAAGATGTTGCTGATACTAGAGAGTTGCAATTAACAAATAAGGGTCAGTAAAAGCTGACAATAACAAAGGAGTAAAAATGAGTGAAGATACAGTATGGTGTAATTTGGTAAGAAACCAAAACAAAAACGCAGAGACACAACCAGATTGGGTAGCACCACCAAACCTAAAAGCACCAGAGGGTAAGAAATGGACCATAGGTGTTAAGATAGGAGACGTTTGGCATAATCAAGCTGGATGGAATGAGTTAGATGAAGAAGGTAATATTATTGGTATCACAATTAAGATGACACCACCTAGTTCTAATAATGATAAGCCTTCAGCACCATCAAATAAGGGGTTTCAAAGCAAACCTAGTTATGGTAGTAAACAACAATATAAGTTTTAATTAACTTGTATATTTAGTCTTGGGGGAGTTTTTCTTTCTAGTTCCCTTTCGGTAGTTTTCTTCCCCGAGACCCTCAAATTATATGGATAAAAAAATAACAGACATAGATCAACAAATAGAAAAAAAGATCATTGATGATCGCCAAAAAGACTATGGTGATTACCAAGAAAACTTTATTATGTTAGCAGAAATGTTTACTATTATTCTAGCTAACAATTTAAAAACAAGAATTAAACCACATCAAGTAGGTCAATTAATGATGGCATTAAAATTATATAGATCAACACGAAATTTTAAAGCCGATAATTATACTGATTTAAGTATATATAACAAGATGACTAAAGAAATACACAAAAAAGAGGTTGCCAAAAAGGATAAAGTATGACAAAATTCAAAAGAATTATTAATGGCGAATGTAATTTTGTAATTACAGAGCTATTCGATAATGCAGAAAAGGCTGCAGATGTGTCCAATAGTGGAGAACCTGTAGAATGTAAGATTGATAATTTGAGGATCGATTTTACAACAGTAACAAAGGAGAAAGATGGAAGAGTTAAAAACTCGCCTTCAGAAGTACAGGGATCTTCAAGCGAAGAAACACGAGAAGTTCCTAGAAGCAAAGCACAAAGTGAATAAATATAAAAAAGATTCTTTTAGATTGCTTTGGAAAATAGAGAAGGCACAAGAACTTTTAATGGCAAATAGATAGTCATTAATTAATATAAAAAAAACTGAAGGAAAACGTAGGGGATTTATGACTAAAAATAAAGTGTTTACTGAAATTAAACTTGCCATGAAAGCAGGACATTATCGTGATTTAAGTTTTAAAGAAAAAAAAATATATAAAAACGCATTTAAAAATGGCTACAAGTTAGCGAAGATACATTGCAAAAAAAGAAGTCCAGAGTTTTATAAGCCAAGAAAAATTATTAGCTATTCATTTGCTAGACCTAGTAAAAGAACTATTGAAAGTATTGTTAATAAAATTTGTATTCGTTACGAAGTACACAAAAAAAGTTTAATGGGTAAAGTAAGAACCCAAGATGTTGTTAGAGCAAGAAACATTATTCACAATATGTTGTATGAAAAATATAATATGAACCTTACAGATATTGGTAGATATTTTGGACAAGATCATACCACAGTTTTACATTCAATAGAAATGAAAAAAAGTAAGCGAAGATTTTGGGATGCTGGTCAAAGCATCTGGCAAGAGTTTACAGAATTAAAAGAAGCTATTTTTTAAATCCAGACTTCATATTTCTATAAGCCTTTGAACTAATTGTAGATTTCTTTTTTGATCTTGATGTACCAGCTTTCTTACGTTTGTTAATATTGTAGTACAAGCCTTTACGAGCTGTTTTACCTGACTTAGTTTTGTGATAACCTTTTTTCATTACTTTCTTTTTTTAGCTTTTGATTTCATTATTTTTTTTTGTAAACTTCTTGGCAAAGTTTTTTGCTTTGCTGTTAATTTACTTTTACCTTTTGACTTACCATACATAATTATTCTCCTTTTGTTTTTTAAGTTCTAACACACAATAGTTGTCAAAACAACTACCATCTCTACCATCATGGCAAAAATATTGCTTACTAGCTGTAATTATCCAACCACCCTCATCACTTAATAATTGTCTATTGCAAGTCTCGCAGTAGCCACAGATTAAAGATTGATTTTTAGACCTTACCCATGTTTTCTTTTTTACCGGCATTTCCACCTACGTCTTGCCTGTCTCAACCTTGAGTTAGGATTTCTCGCAGCTTTAGGAAACTTCTTCATCTGTCCGGCAGACCTTGCACAATAGCTTTTTCTACGTTTAGCATCTTTAGAACCTGCTTTAACTTTACCTGTTACTGCTGATTTTAATTTTGATCCGGGATTATCTCTTCTATATTTTTTAATACCAGCTCTTGTCATACCTGCACCAGACTTTGTAGACCTGTAATATTTTTTAGTTCTTGGTGGTTGTTTGTCTGCCATTATTCTAATATTAATTTTTTAATTGATTTTTCACCCATATATATTTCTATTTCTGCTTTAGATTTTATACACTTATATTCTACATTAGCATTATAAACTCTGTTAGCAACCCTCTTACCACGCAAACATTCTGACATAGTGGGTTGTATTCTATGCTCTTTAATCTCATGATCTACTATCATTAATAATGCTATTACTGTTTCAATCATGTCCATTACCATTTGCTCTAACTTTGTCTTTTAATTCTTCAATATCTCTTAATGCTTTTTCTAATTGTTTTTGAGTAAATTCTATGTTTACTTTGTTAGTCATATTTTGTTCTTGTGTTTTTTGCAATTTCTCTACATCACCAAATAAACTCTCAACTAACATAAATAATTCTTGGTCCACAGGCTTCTGTTCACTTTTTTTAAGTAGATCAGCTTGGAATAATTCTCTTGATGTTTCAAGAGATGTAAGTCTAGCAGTTACTTCTGTGTATGCAAACACACCCATAGCTACTGCAACAACTATACCAATCATATTTTTGATAGGCATTGCAACTGATGTTTGATCTGATACTTTCATTTCTTTCCTTTCATATAGTGATCTGAGGGTTCATAGTTCCATTTTTTTCCATGATGACCTCTTATATCTGCGTACCACATTCTTAATCTTACTATCCATTTACGTATAGGTCTAGGCATTTTTCTTTTTTTTCTTCCTACATTTACAACGTGGTGCAAATAATTTATCTAAAGGCGCAACTAAGTTGTCTAAAAAAATACAAAATTTTATAATATATTTATCAATCATTTGTAGGTACTGGTAGTTCGCCTGTTAAATCTTCAGGTATTACTAATTTTTTTCTATTAGTTATAAATTTATCTCCCATTAATTTAATGTCTGGATTATCTTTTTTATATTTATCTTTCATATCATCCCATAAACTTTTAGAATCAATAGGTCTAGTGTTATCTCTTGCAGGAGTTACACCTCTACATTTAGATACAAGTAAAGCAAAGTTTTCATTTAATGCAAGGCTTGGATTAGCATTAACTCTACCACACATTTTCATTAATTCTAGTTGTTGTTTGATTGCTACATTTTCTTTTGATGTCTTGCAATCTGTGCCTAAATATTTTCTAAAAGTTATACTAAAATTTTGTGAATCATTATCATAATCGTTTGAGTTATAAGTATGATAATCTTGCGTGTTATTTCTATCTTCAATACGAAAGTCTACTTCTCCACATCTTACACCATACTCATTAAGATATTCGTTCCTAGGATATGCAGGTTCTACAAACAAAGCTAACATTGTAAGAGCTAGAATAATTAATCCTGTAAAATAGTAATTCATCCTGAGAACCTCCATACATTACCTGTTTAAATCCTTAATATCATAGTCGTGTTCTCTAACTTGGTCTGCTAGTTGTCTGTATAAATTTTCTGCCATCTGCCAAGTAGACTCAGCAGAAGTTAGTCTTGTGTTTTGATCTACAATTTTATCTTCAGCGACTTTTAAATTTCTTTTAAGATCTACTATTTC